ATCTGCGTTTGATTGACTGCCGACAGTTGTCCGTTGGCTACTGCCTTCTCCGCTGTTTCCTTTACCACCTGCTCAATTCGAGCCACCTCCGAACTAGTAGCTGCTGCTTGAGCTTGCATAGAACCCCAAGCTATCGCACCAGATAATGCAGCTGCACCTATAGGTAAAGCCCATGTCGGAACTTTAATTGAGTTACTATCACTCATGTTATCCTCCTAAGAACTGAGGGACTAATATTGCCCCAATGATTAAAATTATTACTCCCCAAAGCATACGCTCTATACGGTCAAACCGCCTTGAACCATCGGCTAGTCTTTCTTCAATTCTTTCGTATCGAAGCGCACACTCTCGTTCATGAGTGTTAATTTCTTGTAACGCTTCGTCTGCTTTGTCCATCAGTGTTTTGTTCCGTCATCTGTGACTCTCCACACATTAAGATTAGCTGCTACTGTTCTTCTTTCACCCGGCCCTTCGAACGGATACACCATGTGTTGTAACCAAGAGGGAAACATATAAAACTTACCTACCTCTGGTTTTAGTATGCAGGATTGTGGCGGCTTCAATCGTTCTGTATCCATCAAAGATCCTGCCCCATACTGAAACGAAATACAGCCGTCAGAGTTACCACTTGCATTATACAAGGAATACTCTGATGTTCCCGACGTTGGTTGATCTAATATTTGCTGCGGAACCTTTGTCCAACAAGTGCAACTGATACCCATCACAGTTTTAGTGCCATGATCATGTATGGGGTTGTAGTCGCGTTCGTAACTATGCACCGACCAAAGCTCATCTGTTTCAACAAGCCTCTTACCACTAAAAGGGTTGACGGTAGCTGTAGAAAAGTTTTTTAGATAATCAGCACCCATGATTTGAATAAGCTCATTAAACTTTGCAAGTTTCGGATGATGATGATCCATAGTAAGTTGTTCACCATGACCTATTTGACCAACCAATGTACCCGCATGAGATATGCGATCTTCCTGCTGTAAAAGATCATCTAAATAATCGTTGAGATCATTTACCATTTCATCCGATAAATCTGCCTCCATCAAAAAAACGGCTGGCAGTGCGTGCATTCGATATTCTTGCCTTACTTCACTCAACTAATTATCCCTCACCATAGCCAACTAAAAACACATATCGGCAGAACAACTAGAACTACCAACACAAATTCTACCACTAGCTAGGTATTTGATAATTATTATCTGGCACCGGCTCTACTGGTGGATTAGTAATAACAGAATCGTATTGACTGTTAAATATCTCATCCCATTTAGTTGTTGGGCAAAGAGCTTCTAACTCTGATTTAGTCCAATCAGCTTCTGCTTTTGCAGTAAAATCACCATCAGCAGCAACTAAGGTTGCCGTTTTATCATTAGTGTAATAATCTGATTGACCTTCAGTGCCTTCTTCATACTTCATCGTAAGCTCCCACTTCTCAACTTTATTGCTTAGATTGAAAGGAACCGCCTTGATTAGCGTTCTAGTGATTGCCATTTTATCCTCCTTTTAAGGTTTCTATTTCGGCTTTAAGATCTTTTACTTGATTCGATAGCTCTTGGACTGCTTTAATAAGAGGATATACAAACATAGCTTCGCTCACCATTTGTGTACCGTCTTTTTCTTCAGACCAGCCAGCAAACTCCTCCACACCTAGCTTATCTAAAGATGCTTTTACTTCTTGAGCGATTAAACCATGTTGTTGAGTTTCAGTATCTCTTTCTGTTGGATGTTCACCTAGAATCTCTTCTGGTATGTCTTCTACCTTCCTCCAATTGAAGGTAACTGTTCTTAGGTCAGTAATAAAAGATAAGCCTAAAGAATCATCTTCTATATTTTCTTTTAATCTTTCATCTGAACTGTGTGTCCAAGTAGCATTTGAACCCCATGTGTTTGTAATAAAAGTGCTACCATTTCCTATTTTAATTGTGTTCCCTGCTGTAGCACCCAAATTCACGCCAAATGTAAATCTTGTACCAGCATCTCCAGTATCTACATCATTATTAAAACCCACGCTTACATTGTTGCTTCCAGTAGTCAGCGAATCATAATTAGCTGTACCGATTAAAGTGTTAGTGCCTCCTGTAGTGACAGCAGAAGCAGCGCCTCTGCCTACCGCAACATTGTTACTACCCGTAGTATTTGCATCTAAAGCCTGATATCCAACCGCTGTGTTCTCTGCACCAGTGGTATTTACCTCTAATGCACTACCTCCTACCGCCGTGTTTTGGAAAGCGGTGGTATTCTGGTTTAAAGCTTTTCTGCCCAGTGCAGTGTTCTGACCACCAGTAGTGTTTTGTGCCAGAGCGACTTGCCCAAGAGCCGTGTTATCTCCTCCAGTGGTGTTACTTAACATACATTGATGTCCAACTGCCGTATTTTCGGTAGCAGTTGTACTGGCTTTTAAAGCATCTTTACCAACCGCAGTGTTGTTTCCCCCTGTAGTAGTAGCACCTAATGCATCGTAACCTATCGCAGTGTTAAAATTAGCGGTGGTGTTTGAGTCTAAAGATTGAAAACCAACCGCCACATTGCCAGCACCTGTTGTATTAGATGCAAAAGAGGATGATCCAATAGCAACATTAGTGCCTCCTGTTGTGATAGCTATTGCTGCACCAAAACCAATAGCAACGTTATTAGCAGTATTTGCACCTGTAGATACGCCTTGGAGAGCATCTTTACCTATGGCTACATTATTAGCCCCAGTGACGTAATAAGCAGCGTTAGAACCAACGACCGTGTTAAAAGCAGAAGTTGTGAGCGTAAAACCTGCTCCATTACCAATAAGAGTATTATGATCTGCCGTAGTAACATTATCACCAGCCGTATAACCAACCGCCGTGTTAGCACCTCCAGTTGTGGTACCAAGCAGGGCCAACCTTCCCACAGCAGTATTCTGAGCACCCGTTGTATTGTCAGACAAAGCACCTTGACCAACCGCAGTGTTGTTACTGCCTGTAGTATTAGCATCGAGTGCAGCAGCACCGACCGCAGTGTTGTCTGACCCAGTAGTATTAGCATTCAGGGCAACATAACCTACGGATACATTGCTAGACCCTGTTGTGTTTAACTGGTTAGCCGCAAAACCAATAGCCGTGTTATTAGATGCAGTTGAATTTGCTAGTGCAGAGTTACCCACAGCCACATTAAGATTACCAGTGGTAGCAGTGCTTAAAGCATTATATCCAAGAGCTACGTTGCCAGTAGATGTTGTTAAAGCGTCACCCGCTTGAGCACCTACTAAGGTATTCTGTTCTCCTGTAGTGACTGCTTGTCCTGCATCCGCTCCTATCGCAACATTAAAACTGCTTGTATTTGTAGAAAAATTTTGTGTTTTCAAAGCACTAGCCCCAATAGCAACACTCTTGCGACCCATCGTGTCCGCAGTTAAAGCGTTATATCCTATCGCTATATTTTGATCTGAATCGGTAAGAGCGTCACCCGCTTGACCGCCAATAAGAACGTTAAATTGTCCCGTGGTTAGTTGTTGACCAGCAAAATAGCCCATCGCTACATTGAAAGCATCTGTTGACGTTGAAAAGCTTTGTGTTTGTAGTGCATTAGTCCCTACAGCTACTGATTTATGTCCGGCTACTTCTGCTTCTAAAGCAGCTTTACCTATTCCCGTGTTGTAATTACCCGTGGTTACATTTTCTATAGCATCTCGACCCATGCCCACGTTTTCTGTGCCTGTGGTGACTGATTTACCAGCCTGATAGCCCACGGCTGTATTATTACTTGCTGTAGTATTGGCTGTTAGGGCAAACGTACCGACCGCTGTGTTGTTAGCACCTGTGGTATTAGCCGTGAGAGCGGAATACCCAAGGCCGGTGTTGTTTCCCCCCGTAGTGGTTGCTTTAAGTGCTTGATAACCTAAAGCGACTTGACCTGTGCCACTAGTATTTGCTGACGCAGCTTCGTGACCTACTGCCGTGTTGCCAGATACAGTAGTTTGAGCATCTAACGAGGCAGAACCCATTGCTAAATTATTGGAGCCTGTGGTCATCGCACCGCCAGCATTATCTCCAACAAAGGTGTTGTCCGAACCTGATGTAAGTGCGTCACCTGCATTCTCACCTACAGCTACGTTGTCCGTTCCTGTGGTTAGACCTGTACCAAGTGAACCAGAACCAAGGCCAATGTTACCTGTACCACCTGTTACATCTAATACATCAGTAACATTAGCACTTGATCCACCACCATCTGTGGCAATCATCTTAATACCACCATTTGGTATAACGACATTCGTACCTGAACCTTGGCTTATTGTGACGGTGTCGCCAGCAGAATTCTGTATAACCCATACATTTGAAAGCGTGTTAGGTGCAATCGTTACAGTGCAAGCTTGAGAAAGAGATCCTGTTAAAGTAAGTGCGAAAGAACGAAATTCATCAGCAGCACCATCTGCCATTGTAAGAGTTGCAGTTGAGGCATCAGATAAAGCTTCAGAGCCAGTACCAAATTTTTCTGCAATAAGTTCCAGGTTAGTGTTCGTACTAGTTCCCCACGTGCCTGATTCATCTCCTGTGGCGATCTCTTTTAATCGAAGATCATTTACATAAGTTGCCATTTAAGCTACCTCTTTCCAATCTGGTGTTTGTGAATCACTAACGCCTGACCAACTTGGTGTTTGTGAATCACTTATATTACTCCAATCTGCTGTTTGTGAATCATCTATTAATCCCCAAACATTTACTAATCCAACTTGTCCTGTACCGCTAACTCCAGTCGGTGTAACGTTTGCGTCTGGGACGA